GTGGGCCTAAGCCATCGATATAGACGTCGAACTGCTTAGCCATCGCCTAACTCCTCTAATATCGTAACGACCTCGCGGCCGCTGAGTTTCTTCACTTCGCTGAGCGTCCAGCCTGTGCGTAATGCGAGCCGGACAAGTAGCCTGCCGTGGCTCCCCTCTACAAAGGGTCTGCGTCATCCTTCACGAGTTCCACCTTGACACGGTTTTTCCGTGCCCAACTTTTCACGGTTTTGAGATCCCCTGGCTCTTTGCCTTCGAGGTAGTAGTAGGCAATGGTGAGCCTCATGCCTTGCTCACTCGCTGGCCTGTTGCCTTGGAGATCCTCGTACATCATGAAATCGACGGGTAGCGTGTCGACTTCGACCGTTTCGTGATTGTCTGACTCGATTTTCAGTTGTGGATACATGGTGTTCCCCTTTACCTTGTGATTATGCGAATGTGACTGTGCCAGTGAATGACGCCGAGACTGTGGCGACTCCATCCGCTGGGAATGTCAGGTCGCACGACTCGATCGACATCGCTGCACCTGTCCACGCTCCCACGGCTGAATCAACACCAACGGCCACTGCGGTTCCAGCAGCGATCGCGGTTTGCAATGCGCTGTACATTCCAGCGTTTTCGTCGTACAGAAACTCTAGGCTCATCGTGCTGTTGAGATCGACCTGGTCGAACGCAACATCGCCGAGAGTTTTCGTGCGAATAATTGTCGGGGTTGTGTTAATCGTGCCCGAGGTGATCTGATCCTCGTACTGTGTTGCGCCAATGTCCACTGTGAACGCTGCGCCTGCAACTCCTACTGCTGTCATTTTCTTACTCCTTCATCCGTATCGAGACGTTGATTTCTGTGCTCATTACTGTGCCTTGGCCTCCTAGACTTAGGAGCTGCGGCGCGTTCACTGCGTCCACCACGAACGTGCTCGGGATCTCGGCTAGGAGAGTGTCGAGCGCGTCTTCAGTGGTCTTGGTTGCTGATTCGTTGTTGCGTGGGTTCACGTTCACGAGGACTCGCCACCGTACTTCGTAGTTCAGGGTCGAGCCGATCCGGTTTGGCCTGATCCACGGTGAGTCGGGGACGATCACTACTGACGGGGTTGCTGGTACGGCTGGGACTGTGTCGTAAATCCTGTAACCGTTTCCTTCGAGTGCTGTTATCAGTAGTTCCCGTGACTCTGTGGTGAGTGCCATTAGCCCACGACGCCCTTCATATCAAGATAAGGGGCGAGGACGGCCATGACCCTACGAGTGAGCCACACCGAAAGACGGTACGGCCCTGGGGTGAAATCGACCGAGACGGCTTCCCCACCTGCACTTGTGCGGGCTTGGAACATCTCGACTGCCACCGACATGGCGGCCTCTTTCACGGGTGCTGCCTCATCGGTGAACGCTGTCGCCGTGACAAGGTAGCCGATCAGGATACATGCGGCATCGGCAACTTGATCGAGGACGCCGTCGTATGGGTCGACGTATTCGATGTCTAAGTTGTCGGCGAGTTCTTCGCCGGTTACGAGTGCCATTCTGATCGGCTACCTTTCGGGTTTAGTAGTCGAAAACGCGAACGATGCCAGCGGGCAAATACGCGGCAGTGGTTCCGTATCCATAAATGGATATGTCACGCCCGAGTTGTGCCACATTCTCAGCGGTTGCCAAACGTGGCCCATCTTCGAGCCAGCGAGCTGATGCCCCGTTGGTCACGATGGCGTTGTAGGCAGCGTTTGTGTCAAGCCACTTGGCGCGAATCACTGGCAAACCTGAAACGGTCACGCGCAGTGTTGAAGCGGTTGCAAGTCCTGACACGTTTGACACTGGGGTTGATTCCGGCATGAACGTCGACCAGCCACCGATTTTCTTGAATACGGCAGTGGAAACGAAAACTGCAGTGGCTGGTGCACCGGTTGCATCTTCAACGGTTACCGAACTGTTGAATACTGCCTCCCTGAATCCTGACCCAGTTGTGTCGGCGGCAAAGTCGTAGGATTCTCCACCAGCGCCGTCATTCCACAGGTCGCTAGTAAATTTGCGATCTGTCACTGCAGCGTACGACGAAAGCATGATGCGGTTGTGTGCATCCAAATACGATGGGCTGCTGCGCTCAAGGAGCTGGTAGGAGATATCCGACCCGGCGGCGTATGTTGCCAGTGTGGCGGTTCCTTTGTCCAGATCGATGCGTGCGCTGTTAACTTCACCTTTTTCGGTTGCTTGGGCTTCAACGTAGTCAGTAAGTGACCCGTCGAAGTATGGCCAGCTGATGTCCATACCTGAGACACCTGCAGACTCGGGGCCACCGACACCTTGAATGACGCGGCGGCCAAGGTCAATAATTCCCTTGACATCGAGTATCCAGTTAGGTGGCATGACACCGGCGTTGTTGGCTGTGATCTGGTCGACTAATGCGCGGGATTCTGTATCACCTTCAAATACTGCTTTGGAGTACTCACCGAATGAACGGTATTTTGCCAGAGGGTGCTCGGCTGCTTCGCTCGTAAATACTCGGGCGTGAATGGTTCCTACTTCTTCGCGCAAGCTCTTAACTGCTTCGCGTGCTTCTTGGTCGACCGACACCAGTTCGGCCGATTCGATTGTGTCGGACATTGTTTCTCCTTCTTCTTCTCTAATGCTGCTCACTCCAGCGGTGGAGTAGGCAGGGTATGGGGTGAGCGACACTTCTAGGAGGTTCGCTGCTGTGTGTTGGATCGCATCTTTTGCGCGGTTCCAAGCGGATGTGATCGGGTTGAATCCGACCGAGAGGCCTTTGATGGTGGAGGTTCTGGCGAGTACTGCCGCGTCGCGTCCTAGCGCAGTGTCGACGATGTCGAAGTCAATGTAGAGACCGTCCTCGCGGTTTTCCGCGCCGGTAATGATTCCGACGGGTTCGCCGTGACGGTAGGCGAGGGGCTTTCCGATGACGTTGTCCAGGTCGAATGATCCTTCGGCGAATGATTCGCGGACACCACCGATAACGGTTTCCGTGCCGTAGGGGACGGCCATGCCGTGACCTGTGCCGACAATGTCGCCCGCGCTGTCCTCACGCTCTTGAAATATGACTGTGCTTTCGGTGTTGAGTTGTTTCATGCTTACTCCCTGCTCATGGAATAGACCCCAAGTGTGGGTAGATCTAGGATCATTTTTGCTTCATCCTCGGTGATAACGCCGAGAGGTAAAAGTTTCGTTATCAGGTCGGCTGTTTCCAGCGGATTAGCGCGCAGGAATGATGTCGTGTCGAACTTGATCGTATGGCCCCTGGGGGTTACGTCGGGCATCGATAGGCGTTGCTCGATCAGGTTCATTACGGGGCGGAGTGCCGTGTCGAGAAGTTGCCGATACAGGTCAACCCTCGATGAGTAGGTGAGACTTGACCCAGGCACGCCAGCACCAACCCAGATCGGGTCGAGGTTCGCGATGCGGGCCACTTGGGTGGCTGCGAGATTCTTGCCTTCAACGAGTTGCACATCGCGAGCACTGAATCCCATAACTTGGGCGTCGATCGTGGAGTTCAGGTACGCGGTTCCACGGTTCGCCCGTGCTTCCTCCCAAGCGTCGAGGAGGAGATCGACTTGCGCGGCTGGGAGATCCGGCCCACTGTTTTTCAGTGCCACTGTCGGGATCGGGGTCTCGGAATACATGAGGGTCGCGCCTTCGAGTGCCGCGGCCGTGTTGATTGCTGTCGCGCCGTTTGCGAGCCAGCCGCCCTCACCGGATCCGTAAAACTTCATTACGTCGGCTGTGGCGACTCTCTGACCGAGGTAGTAGAAAGGATCCGCTGGGGGTTGCGACTGATCCTGAACACCTGAGTAGTACGGGGGTGAGTCTGTGACGTCTTGCACCCGCATAACCTTGACTTCTGAAGGGTAACCGTCCCATGTTCGCTCTGTCACGAGCCAATAGGCGCGGTCGTACATGAGTAGGTCGCTTATTGTCCTGGTCATTACTGCGGAGTAGGGGAGTGTCCTCGATGGGCGGGTCAGGAAACTACGGATAGACACGGGCTGGTCGTAGACGTATTCCCGTAGGGCGAACGCGCTAATCGTGTGCGTGTACGTTTTGAGGGCGTTAACGAATGCGGGTACTTGCATCGCGTTGCCGCTGGTGGCGTTGCCTTGGAGCTGGTTCGCGAGCAGGGCCACGAGTCCGGAGGATTCACGAACGTGGGCGGCGGCAGGATCCGGAGAATCCATAGTCTGGGAAATAGACTCTTGACCGCGCACGATCGCGAGGGCTCGGGGGAACACCATGG